CAGAAAATATTAATTACGAGGGACGAACTATGGCTCGTTTGTACAAACCTCGTGGGTCCCCCCGGGCATCGCGTATGTCGCGTCGCAGCACTGTTAATGCTTATCGCACTACTGGTCGTAGTGCTATGTACCACTCTGTACGCCGTACCGGTCGGACACTTGGCAGAGCGCGCTCTCTTGGTGTGAAGAATGTTCGAACTGGAGGCTTGCTTGGAGTTGAGACAAAGTATTTTGATACCAATCTCAATGCTGCTACTATTGCTACTCCTACTGATGCTTCTGGTGGAGAGGTTGATCCTGCTACCATTCTTTGTTTGAATGGTGTTCCTCAGGGTGACACTGCTAGTTCTCGTGATGGTTTCAAGATTGCTATGAAGAGCATTCAGCTTGAAGGTAGGTTTGTTGCTATTTTTCAGGTGCTATCACTGCTGATGCGCAGGCTAATCAGACTGCTGCTGATCCTATGCCTTTTATTTACATTGCTCTTGTTCTTGACACTCAAACAAATGCTGCTCAGCTCAATTCTGAGGATGTTTACATCAATCCTACTGCTCTTATTGGCGGTGCTTCCTCTCCTCTTCGAAACATGAGTTACACTGAGCGTTTCAAGGTCTTGAAGGTCAAGAGATATCGTATTCCTCCTCTTCCTATGACTTATGATGGCACTAATATTGAACAAGGCGGTGTTGTCATTCCTTTCAACATGTTTGTCAAGCTTGGAGGCCTTCAGACCAAGTTTCAGTCTGGTACTACGACTGGCTATGTTGGAACTATTGTTGACAATTCTCTTCATCTTGTTGCTTATAGTAATGTTAATAACGCTACTTTTCCTGTTACTCTCACTTACAACTCCCGCCTCCGCTATGTCGGCTAACACGCTTTTCAATAAACTTTGTTTATTCAAAGATACTAGGGTCTTCTTCTGCTCTTTCAGGGAGTAACATCTGTTCCATGACAGGGATGGCATAGAATCCATTGTCAAGTTTCTTGAACTCTTTGTAGTTCGGGTGAAACTTGGGATTTCCTTTCTCGCAGAATGCGTAGCCATGAATTTGTTGGCAAAGTATTTTTGCTTGTTGTTCAGCGTTGGGAGTAGGTGCTTTCTTTCTGTATTCCCAGACGTGAGTGAGACGTCTGTCAAGAGCCTCGTATGGATGGGCGAGTTTCTTTTCAGGGTCATCGAAACCGTACCATTCACGAGGCGGAAGGTTGGAAGTGAATATGATGAGTTCCGGAGTGAACTCAACCAATGCTCCTTTGGTGTTCACCTGCAAAGGAGTGTTGTCCAACCATTGCAAAAGCTCAGTGAGTGAGCATTTGCTTCCATGAAACTCATTAAACACTACAATCCGGTGATGCCTGGGATCATATCCATTGAACCAGGCAGATCCGGAAGATCCAATAGGAGAGAAGTAGGCTCGTCGTAGAAGGGATGTGGCAAGAGTCTTTCCAACTCCTGAATCTCCGTAGAGGACAAGGGCATTCGGGTAGCGTCGTCTTGGTTCCACTCTTGAGTTGTAGTAGTGATCATAAAATTTGTAGGCACTTCTAATTGCTCCGAAGTGTTCATCAACTCCTGCGATTCTGTCGGGATGTTGACCCGCATCAATGAGCTTCTTAATTTCAAGAATGTCATTTCTCTTTCCAGGCGAGGGCTGTGGAAGATCACCTTTTTCGAAAAGAAAATCAGCGAAGTCGGGATGTCGCTTAGTAGGATCCTTGCAATAGCCAGCGGCTTGATCTGGAGTTCCCCTTGTTGTTTCCAAGTGAGCTTTCTCACCAATGAATGCTTTGACAGTAGTAAACCTCTTTCGAGACAGAAAGCATATATATCCTTGCACATGCTTCGTGCCCTTTTCGCCCACTTCGATTTGGAACACGTGGTATTGAACGGCTGATTCGGGACCAGGACGCAGAGATCTGAGCTCTCGAACCATAGCATTGGTTGGATTGTTGATGGTGTAACACCATTGAGCTGACATAGAGTTTGCAACTTTGCTACGTCCTCTTGGTGAATCTTTTCTTGCTTGCTGTGTAGCTCCTTTAGGTCGCCCAGGCTTACGGGCCATTCGTATGGGTACTTCATCACCTGAATCATCCCCAACCTCGTCTCCAGACTCAGAGCCTTGGTGTTTTCGTCGTACAGGAGACGCGCTCCTATCCTCGTCTGATGAGGCATTAGATGGGTCTTCAGATCCTGAGAATTCTTCAGAGTTTGATGGTTCATCGTCATAGTCACTTGTTGTTAAGTCAATGATTTCCATTTCTTGTTGTTAAGAACTGAGCTTAGTATCTTATGTTTATTTAGTGAGAAAAAAAAAGATTTCTCTATCTTTTTGCCCTTGCTTGAGTGGTTTCCGTTGTCGTACTGTGCGTGTCTGCTGCCGTAGTAGCCGAGCTGCTGCCTCGGCCAGCGGAGCGAGGAGCGGAGCGAAGCGAGCGAAGCGAGCGCAGCGAGCCAGCCGCAGGCGGCGACGCAGCGGAGCAGAGGCAGCAGTGAGGCTATGGAGGCAGCGTCAGCCCGTACTCGGTCCGCAAAAGAGTGGCACCTCTCTCCCGCCCGCAGCGCAGAGGGGGAAGTTCGATGTCGGTTGTGTGTGCGGCTGTTGGTAGATAGTCAGCTGTTGGCCATGTTATGACAATAATATAGGCCTGCAATAACAGGGGTGGGTGGGGGCCAGTATTACCCCCACCCACCTCCTGCACAATTAATTGGTCGAAGAATTCGACTAATTGTGTGTAGGAGTGGTGTTTAATAATTGTTTCTGTTTCAGAAAATATTAATTACGAGGGACGAACTATGGCTCGTTTGTACAAACCTCGTGGGTCCCCCCGGGCATCGCGTATGTCGCGTCGCAGCACTGTTAATGCTTATCGCACTACTGGTCGTAG